GATGGTGTCGCATTAGATGCTACTACACATAGTAAAGCTGATGACCATTTATTAGGTTATTGGAGAAATGATGGTGTAACTACATGGACTGATAGAGGTGATATACAAGCAATAGGATTTGATGGTGTTGATGATGGTATTAGAATACCAACAAGTTTTCAATTTGCATTAGACGATTATGCAACAGGTGCTTATTCTATCTGGTTTTATGCGTATGACCAAAATCCAAGTTCTGTTCAATATATTCTTGGTGCAAGAGATGGAGAGACAGCTACAAGAGTGTATATTCAAATAAGGTCAGATGGTTTACGAATAGCACAAGGTAACGTTTTTAGTTCTTATGTGTCTTATTCTGTTAATCAATGGAATCATATTTTAGTATCTTGGAGTTCTGGAACTGCAACTTTTTATTTTAATGGAAGTCAAACGGAACAATTTTCATTTACCACGACAAGTGGTAGTAATATTTATAATTTTATATTGGGTGGTAGTTATACAGCAGCAGGCAGTTTTTTTAATGGTAATCTTGGTCAATTTGCTTTATGGAATACTGCTCAAGATTCAAATATATCTGCTATATATGCGTTAGGTCGCAAAGGTTCTTTATCTGATTATTCAAATGGGCTTCAAATAAACTATTTATTAAATCCTACTCACTCTAACCCAGATACAACAGGTACAGATAAAATACTTGATAGAAGTGGTAATAATATTCATGGCACACAACTTGGTGGAGTTAATTTTCTTGGTACAAACGATGGCACAGTACAAGGCTCACCAGATTCTATAACAATCAGAGAAGGACTTAACTCAAACAGAGATGGACTTGGGTTTTACTTTAAAAATGCTGATAGTAATACTTTAAGACTTAATAGAAAATTAGAACATTTAGTAATCCCTTATACAAAATCATTAAGTGCAACATCTATGAGTGATGCAATAACAGTAGAGTGTTGGGTAAAATTTCACAACCATCCAACTGGATATAATGTTATAGCAGGAAATGCTTCTGGAGGTTCTTGGTCTAATGGGTGGGCATTAGCTATGGTAGATAATGGATTAAGATTTACAATTAATAATTACAATTCACCAAAAGCAACATTTCAAATAACTGATTTTACAAAATGGTATCATATAGTTGGCATTTATGATAGAAGTCTATCATCAAATAATGTTGCATTATATGTTGATTTAGTCAGAGGAACATCTGCTCATTATACTACTCCTATTGGAGAAAGTAATCAAGGAATACATATTGGATATTTGCATGGTGAAGGTGCAGGTGTTAAAGCAAGTACTTGTTTAATAGATGAATTAAGAATTTATAACAGAGTGCTAACCGCATTTGAAGCAGATGGTTCTACCCCTGAAGATGGAGAAACAGCTATATCTGGAGAAATAGTAAAAAATTATAAGCATGGTAAAGGAAAGCATAAAAATGACTAATACATATTTGATATTAACAAAAGCAAAGTGGGAGTCAGCATTACCTGCTAAACTTAAAAAAGCTGATAGATTATCTTGGAATGAGTACACATATAGAGATGAAGAGCGTAGTGCTACAAGAATGGTAAACAAGTATGATTACTATCCAAGCATGGATAACACAAAAGATGAGATTAAAGCATACATGGATGATGCAGATATAGAGTATAGCTCTGGAGATACTAAAGCACAGCTCGTAGATAAAGTTATGGAAGCGTATTACCATGTTGTACCACAAGAAGAAGAAACATATACATATACAGAGCAGGTAGTAGATACAACTACATTACAATCTCCAACTTGGAAAGAGTCAGCATTTAAATTAGGAAAACTTGGTAGTCCAAGATGGAATAACGATGGCAGTAAAGTATTAGTTAAATATGAATTACCTATAGCAGATGGCACATTAGATGCAGTAAAAGGTATAAGTGGCATTACTGCTTTATCACATAGTGAAGCTATAGCTGAAATGCAAAAGGATGAATGGGTTGGGCAGTAGAGGTAACTCTTTGGCTGAGTTTACAGTTACCATGGCTATCATGGCTACTTTGGCTACTACCGCAGCTCCTGCTTTTAGTCGTATCTCTGAAGGAGCTAAAGCAAAGCAAACAAAAGCAAATTTAGAGAAGATTACTAAAGCATCACAAATGTGGTACAATCAACAAGTAGAAGTCTATGGTATGGGTAAGTTTCCTAGCCAAGCACATAGGACGAGTAGTATAGGAGATATAGAAGATTTTAATAACAACAGAAGAATAGAAGAAGACGAAATTTTAGATGCGCAGTTTGTACCTGTTTTTAATGATACAAGTTTTTTACATTTGTTTGACAATGATACAATTAAGTCACCTTATCAAAGTGGTCGTTATGAATATGCCATTATTGGTGGGAGTGGCACAGGCAATAGTATTGTTAATCCAATATTTATTGTGGTAGATGCAGAGAAGCCAACAGACTTTTATAAATATTATAAACCATGAGCGATGAGAAGACGTACAGGAGTTATGGAGTCACTAAACTTGACGATAATTTTCGCATTAGTCTTAACATTAAGTGGCTTATCCAAATTATCGTGGGAGTTGGGTTCATTGTTATGGGCTACTTACGTATTGAAAACAGAATTGCAGATCTTGAGCGTAGAATGGAATCTGCTAATTCCAGCATTGAAGAACTTGTAGAAAAACATATAGAAGAAGAAGAAGTAAAAATAACTAAGATGCAAGAACAATTAGAATGGTACGAAACAGAATTAAATTTAAACCCTTTAAGTTGGGGAAAGAAAAAAAGAAAGAAGTAACTAAATCAAATAATTGGTGGGTAGAAGATATATCAATCAACTTAGATGATTTTGAATCAAATTATTTTATTAATAGAGAGGTAAGGAGGGTTAGGTAATGCCAATGCCATTTCACTGTATAGAATGTGATAAACCAATAAGTCAAGCTTTACATGGAGTTTGTGATGAATGTGAAAATCAAGAGGAGGAATAATGGACTTCATGACGATTTACAGCGAAGCGGGTATGATAGGTGTCGTAGGGGCTTTGTTAGTGTATATGGTTTACTCTATGAACAAAAGAGGGTCGGAGCAGGCAGACGCTTTGCAAGACTTGAAGACAGAGAATAGGGGTCAGAGTGAAACTCTTGAAAATATTGAAGGTATGGTTATTAAGCTTATTAACCGTTGGAATCAGAGTGACGACAAAATGGACAGAAAGTTTGATTCGCTTACGAAGGAAATTAATGATTTGGACAATCAAGTATCGGAGATAAAAGGTAGTTTGTCCAGAGTAAATGGTAAACATTAGGAGTTATTATGGCAGCTAAGAAAGACCCGAGGTTAAAAAGAGCAGGAGTTAGTGGTTTTAATAAACCAAAGAGAACTCCCGGACATCCTACTAAGTCTCATATAGTAGTAGCTAAAGAAGGTAGTAAAATAAAGACAATTAGATTTGGGCAAAAAGGAGCTAAAACAGCTGGTAAACCTAAAGCTGGTGAGTCAAGAAGAATGAAAATGAAAAGAAAGTCTTTTAAAGCTAGGCATGCAAAGAACATTGCTAAGGGTAAAATGTCAGCTGCATATTGGGCAAATAAGGTAAAGTGGTAATATTATGGCTAAAAAAGTAAGTTGGATGTGGGGCGGTAAGCGATACTCAGGAACATTAATTAGAGAAACTAAAACTCATAAGTTTGCTAGAACTCATAATGGCAAGATTAAAAAGATTGTTAAGAAGAAAAAGAAATAATGGATAGCGTTAAAGTCTCATCAGCTAGTCTTGTTAATTATGGTTTGTCTATAGCTGAGGTAAGCTTATTCTTGCAATGTGTTGTTGCTGTAATGACAATAATTTATTTAGGATATAAAATAACAAATATAAGGAAACAATAATATGGAATGGTTATCGTTAAGTAATTTTGCATACTTAGTTGCTATCTTAATCGGTGGTTACATGAGCGTAGTTGCTGTAAAGTGGAGACCTATTTTAAAAGAGTTTAAAGATGTAGCTGAAAAGTATAATGAAGCTATGAAAGATGGTAAACTTACTGCAAAAGAAAAACAAGCTATTGCAAAAGAGTCAATGGATATCTTATCTGTAGCTATTAGAATGGTTTGGAAGTAATGTATAAGTTTGGCAAAAGGTCAAAAGAAAGACTTAAAGGAGTTAAACCAGAACTTGTTAATGTTTTAAACGAGCTTGTTAAAATAATGGATGTTACGGTTATAGAGGGATTAAGGACTAAAGAAAGACAAGAAGAGCTTGTTGCTAGTGGTGCTAGTAAGACAAAGTATAGTAAGCATTTAGAAGGTAAAGCTGTAGATTTAGCTCCTTATCCTATTGACTGGAAAGATAGAGATAGGTTTCATTATATGGGCGGTATGATTAGAGGTATCGCAAAGCAATTAAATGTTAATGTTCGTTGGGGCGGTGACTGGGATAGTGATGGTGAGACTAAAGA